TTGACCTGAATTCCGAAAATTCGTTTTCTATACTGCGTTTAATTGAATCTGTGCTTTCTTCAAAAAAGGTTTTTATAATTGGCTATAATTTTAAATCTATTTTTTCCTATTATCGTCGTGTTTGTCGTCATGAGCTTGTTTTGAGTAATTTTATTGATTTGTATTGGTTTGAGTCTTACCGTTCGTTGGAGTCCAGCAAAGGAAGTTTGTCTTCTAGTATTGCCAATTTTAAGTCCCTTATAAAGAATGATGTGATTTATCGTATTTTTGCTAATTACTATCGTGACTTGATAGGAAAAGTAATTCCTGCTATAGAATCTTTTCCAATACTTAACGATGATAGTGGTACGATTGTTTATAGCAATTACCATATCGAAGGACAAGAGAATGGGCGTTTGTCTTGTTCTTGCGACAAGAAGAATGTGTTCAATCCGCATTCTTTAGGAGAAGAGAAAAAACATCTTTTATTTTATAATCAGATATACAGATATTTCATGCAGTTTGACTACAGGAACATGGAGGTTTCTGTTCTTGCTTGTTTGGCTGACGACCCCGTTCTTTTGGATATAGTGCAGTCTCCTGACAATAATGTTTATGCAAAGCTTTTTGAACGAATTACTGGTTTGAAAAACCATGAGGACGCTAAAAATTTAGGTAAAAAAATATTTCTTCCGCTTATATATGGTCAGACTAAGAATGGTCTAGCAAAATCTCTAGACATATCAATCGATCAGGCAGAAATATACTACAATTCTGCAAGCAAGGTTTTTAGAAAAAGTTTTGAGTTTGTTGAAGCTGCCCAAAGCGATGCTTCAGCTAACGGATATCTTGAAGATTGTTTTCAACGCAAGCGTTATTTCATAGACGGAGAATCATATAAAGCTAGAAATTTTATTATACAATCTCCTTCGGCTTTAATTTGCTTGGAATCTCTGTTAAAATTGTATCGAGAAGCTAGAGAAAATTTTGCCATAGCTTTCCATGTGCATGACGGTTATTTTTTAGCGATTAAAAAAGACAATATAGAAGAATCTTTTTATGTGGCTAAAAAAATACTGGAAAGCAAGTTGAGCTTGATGCCAAATTTGCAATTAAAAGTTAGTGCAAAATTGGGAAAAACTCTAGACAAAATGATAATATTAGAAAAAAGAAAAGAAGGTGTAATTTGAGTTCTATATATCTAAATTTTCCTATTACTTCTGAAGAGTATAAAAATCTAGAAAAGAAATTTGGTCAGTTGTGTTATTATGCAGCTTGGCAGTTGACTCGCAAGAATTCAAATAATAATCATCAATGTGATCTGGATGATTTCCAACAAGAACTTATGCTGGCTGTTTTGAGGGCTGGTTCCTACTACAAAAGACAAGTTTATATTGATACTAGTCTTTCTATTTTGTCTGATAAAAAATTAGATAAAGTTGCAGATGTTATATTGAATGAATTGTTTGATTTGTGGAAGAACAGAACTCGTCATGGCGCTAATCGTCAAAAGTTTGGTGATTACCAAGAGAAAATTTTGGATAATTTGTGTGAATGCTATTTACAGCCTTCCGATATGCCTGATAAGAACAGGTCATTGATTTTTGATGCAAAGTTTTTTACTTACTGCAAACAAATAGTCTGGAATGCTCAAAGGAATCTTGGTAAAAAGATTACACGGGAAAAGCCGATTCGTAGTGGTCAAGTAAGTTTATCTGATCATGATTATCTTGTTTATGGGTGAATATGAGTGATTTAAGTGAATCAGAAAAACAAACTCTTAATTCACTTATTGCAAGTGCTCCTAAACCATCCAAATTCAAATGGGACGATAATTTCCAAAGAAGGATTTTAGGATTAATTCTTACAGATAGTTTTTTCCTAGTTCAAAGCAAATCTTTAATCCAACCAGAATATTTTACAAATGAAGCACATGTTCAGATTTGCGGAACAGTTTACGAATATCATGAAAAATATAAATCAATGCCAGAGAAATTTGTTGTAAAACAAATTTTACTGGAAAAAATAAATGGAAAGCAAGATTCTGTAATACTTTATTATCAAAATGAATTAGAAAATATATATGAAGCATTTGTTCCGTCAACATCTTCAAGAGAGATTCTTCTTGATAAAATTTTAATATTTGCAAAGACTCAGGCTTTGCGAATTGCAATGGATGTTTCTCAAAAAGATTTGAAAAAAGACCCAGAAAGTGAAGAAGTCTGGACCAAGATATATGAGCGTTTTCGAGACGCTATGAATGTTAATAAAAACTTTGAAATAGGTTTTGAATATTTCAAGGATATTGAGATGTTCTTTGCCGATCTTGGCAAAGACACTTGTGTTGAAGATACATTTACAAGTGGTTTTTCAAAGATCGATACAGCTTTGGCAGGTGGTGGTTGCAAACGAGGGGAAATATTTGCATGGATTGGCATGCCCGGAAAGGGCAAATCCCTTAGTCTTGTAAAGGCTGCGGTGGACAATGTGAAGCGTGGCAAAAGGGTTATGTATCTGTCTGTAGAAATGGATTGCTATAGCATTGCCAAGAGATTTACAAGTCAATTTACCTTCTTGCCTCATGTGAATCTGTTGAAGCATCGTGAAGAGATTGTCAATTTGCTGTCTATGGAAACTAGAAATTATACCGATAAAAACAGGTTTTTGATTAAACAATTTCCATCAGGGCAAATAGATGTCAACGATATTGTTGCCTATTTGAATCAGTTAGAATTGTATGGGTTTAGACCAGATTTATTGATTGTAGACTATCCCGGTGAAATGAAAGATGCACCGGGAATTGCTGCATGGGAAAGCAAATATAGGATAATGCGAGACCTTCGTGGTTTAGCAATTCAAAATAAAATGTGCGTATTTACAGCAATGCAGCCTAATAAGAATGCTGCAAGTCTTGTTGAATCTGAATTTATTGATGAAGGAACAATTGGTGGTAGTTTTGATCAATTCAAGCCTCTTGATGGTTTATGGTCAATAAATCAGACAAATGATGAAACTTCTGCTGGATTTGGAAGAATATTTGTGGTAAAACACAGAAACGGAAGAAGCAGGTTTAGTTTTACTGTAAAATACAACAAAGAGAACTTGGATATTGCTGAATGTTCTGAAGGATTGTATCGTGTAGGAATGCATAATTATCAGCAAACCAAGTCTGGAGAAGTAAATTTAGACGGTGCTGTTGAGAACAAGAACTACGAACCCAAGAACGAAGCAGAGGAGATAGACTATGCCGAATGAATCATTCAGAATCGGTGAACAAACATTTGAAATTGACTCTGATAACTTGAGGTTTTCAGATGCTACATTGAATACTTTTTTTGAAAGAATATCGGGCATAACCGATTATGTTGGTGCAGCTTTGGCTGAGGCAACAAGACAACATTCGCTTTTGGAAGCGAAGTACAAACAAGATTATATTTCTAAATTCAAACATTTCAAAGAAGATGGAAAAAGTGATAAGACTTCTGAACTTTATGCGGAAGGTGATCCTGATGTAGCTTTGGTTAAAGAAGCTGTTATAAATTCAAAATATATTAAGGATCGCTTATATGCTCATTTAAATGCTTTAAATAATGCAAGAGATGATGCCCATAATAGAGGGCATATGTTGCGTAAAGAAATGGACAAGCTTGACATGGACATAAAGATGGGCGTTGCTGGGCTTTGAAAAGGATTTAAAAATGGCGATCAAAAGAAAAACTGTCAGACAAGATGGAAAGATGTTTTGGGCGTATAAGCGCAAGAATGGAGTTAAAAAGGAAGTTTGGCTTTCTCCTGAAGTTTTTGAAAGATGGGACCAAGTAAGAAAAAATTATGTTAATAACAAATATAAAAAATATTTAGAACAACAAAATAAGCTGCCAGCCGAAGAGAGAAATTATCGAGGCAAATGCGATCCCCAAACTGGATTATACTTTATTCGAGTTTCTACATGTGGTAAACCTGTATTTGGCTCTAAAGAAGAGCTTGAAAAATATATTAATCAAAATAAAAAAACTAAATCTAGGTATTATTATCGATGTATTAAGTTACCTGCTCCAACATTTTGCGTTGGTGACCCCCATCCACAGACTCCAGATTTGTTCGTCAAAAGAATTTTTGGACATAAAATTTACTGGGGAACTAAAAAAGAAGCTGATAAGAATATAGCAAATAGAAACAATTGTTATAAGAAATACAAAAATAAAAATAAAGATTTAATTAAAGATAGAAATAAGCAGGCTAGAAATATTGTGATGGAAAATCTAAAGAACAACCCTCATTTAAAAAGAAGACGAAGTGACATTGATCCTATTTTGGGGAGATTTTTTTGGGGCTACAATTGTCGTGGAAAAGAAATATGGTTGAGAAAAGATGCCTTTGAGAGAAGACACAAAAATACAAAGGTTAAAAGAAATCTTAATAGGATTAAGAAAAAAGGTGAACAAAATGACGGAGGGTGCGTTTCAAACGAAAATAATAAGACCATCATTTGTTGATTATTTTATGGCCATTGCAGCTGTTGCAAGCAAAAGAAGCCATGATATGCAAACACAACATGGATGTGTCATTACAGATGATAATAACAGAATTTTAAGTATTGGATATAATGGATTTGCGAGAGGAATGAAAGATGATGATCTCCCTAATTTAAGACCGAAGAAATATACATGGATGCTTCATGCTGAAAGAAATGCATTGGCTAATTGTCTTATTAGACCAGACGGTGGCATAGCATATGTCACGGGTCAATGTTGCTTAGATTGTGGTATGGCTTTATGGGAGCATGGTATTAAAAAGATATACATGATAGATGGGCATGGAACTGCTTTGTACGATGATGAGATGAAAGCTAATTGGAATACATTCATGGAGCATACAGGAATAGAAGTATTCAAAATAAAACCTGATTTTGATTGGGTAAAAACAATTTTTGATAAGTTTGTTAATTAGGTTATTTTATATGTTTGGATTTTTTCTCATGATAGAATAGAATTATTGGAACGGAGTAAAATATGGGTTACGAAGTGCATTTTAAATATTATAATAAAAAGGAAAATTCCTTTGATTATGATTGTGATAGCCCGCAAATATTGAAAAAAGTTTATGGTAAAATAGATGAAGATTATCCTTTAGAAAAGATTATGTCTCATGTTAACATTCAGTATGCAAGAAGAGACATTTTGATTTTTGATGCAGACATTTATGAATTTGTAAGAAAAAAAATAACTTTCAAACAGAATAAAAATGGATTTAATATTAAAAATAAAAAGTTTACAATTAAAAACGAACCTGTTTTTGATTATGAGGATGAGAATGAAGAATCTCATTCCGATGTTTCAGCATTGGGACACAAGCACTTGCCCCACCATCATCCTGTAGTTGAACCACAGTCAGAATTAGTACCAAGGCCAACCCCACCTACACAAGGTCCAGCAAATATTAATTTAGCCCCACCACCACCACCACCCAAGCAAAGAAGGGTGATAAAAACAGTTGTCTTTACACCGTTGACTATTGAGGCAAGACAAAAATTTCCTTACAAGTTCACGGCGGATAAGAAATATCCAGTATTTTCAGAAAAGCCAGTAATGAATGGAATTGGAATCACTATAGAAACCATAGATGACCTTGGGAATACTGTTTATGTAAATGATGAACTATTTGTTTCTGATGATATTAGTCTTATTGGTGATAGTGAGGTAGACTTTTCAGCTAGATCAAAATCCAGCGCAGATAATCGTTTGAATTGGAGTGGTGTCGTTAAGGACGGAAGTGTTCCAAAATTGAGGTGATGCAATGAGTAAGGAAAGAAAGAAGCTTCAGAAAAAGAAAGCTCGTCAAAAGGCTGTTAAGAAAAAAATTATTGAAAAACGATTGGAAGCTCGAAAAGAAGCAAAGCTCGTTCATGAGCGAGATGAAGCTTATGAGCGTGAATTTGCAAAAAAACAGAACCTGAATCTTTCTGCGGAAGAAATCAAGGAAAGATTGGAACATAATATGAAAATTCTTGAAGCTCTAGAAGAAGAATACATAAAAGATAATCCAGAGCATCAGAAGAATATTGAAAGTGTAAGAGAGCAGCTTGAATTGCAAAAAGAAATGGTTCAAGCCGTTAAAGAAAAAGAAGAATCCGAAAAAAATCAAAAAAATTCTGATTGAAAAACATCTTGATATTAATACAATAAATTAAGTTGCTTGCTTTCATACTTTCGTTGAAAGTAGGCAGGCAACTTAAAAACTTTTACTTTTTTTACTTTTTTTACGAGGTTTACACATGAGTTACGAAATTGAAGACATTAATATGGAGCAAATGGGCCTTGAGGCTGCTGCTCTTAACAAAGAAACCACAGCGATGGACAACTTTGTTAAGATGCCTGAAAAAGAAGGCTATGTCCTTCTCAGGTTGCTCCCGGCCCTAAAGGGTAAGTGGCACTTCTGCGCCACAAGAATTCACCGCCTTGGTGAATACCCAAATTCAAAAACATTTCATTGTTTACGACAAAGGGTGAAAACCCCCAAGGGTTTTATGTGGTTGAATCCCACAAACAATCCTAAAGATGATTGCCCAATTTGCCAGAAATATGGTGAATTGTGGAAGGTTGCTAACAACCAGCATGGTGATGAGCAAATCCGAACCCAGAATACCGCCCGTGGCATCAAGCCTATTGAGCGGTTCTACTGGAACACGATTGTCCGTCAGCAACTTAACCCCAAATCAAACTCCATGGACACCAATGTTGGTCCCAAGGTGTTTTCTTGTGGCAAGACATTGCAAACTATTATCATTGATTCGATTAATGGTAATCAGATTACCGGCTTGAAGAAGCTTGGCAATGTCCTTCACCCATCTGAAGGCAGAGACTTCCGTTTGGTGAAGAAGATCAAGAAAGGCAATGCAGGATTTGAATATCCTGACTATGCCCAAAGCAGCTTCGAAGACATTTCTTCTCTGGGGACAGATGCAGAAATCAAATCGTGGCTTGCAAGTCTCCACGATCTTGACAGTTTCCGGGTGTTGTTACCAAGAGAAGAAATCATTGCAGCGATGGCTGAATTCTTCAATGGTGGCAATGAGAAAGCTGATTGGGAAGATGACGCTCCCAAGGCAGCAAAAGCCCAGCCCGCAGTAGCAAAGGCAGCTGCTCCCGCTGCTAAACTCGCAGCAAAAGCTGCTCCCAAGTCCGAGATTGAAGACCTAATCAATCTGGGTATGGATGATGAACTGCAAGCTGCGCTTGATAAGCTAGGCTAAGAATAATTTCTCCGCACCAAGGGGCTGTTATGTCCCTTGGTGCGTCCTTTCGTATAAATTTTTAAAAATTTAGGAGATTTAACATGGCAAGATCAAAAAAAGCCGATGCTGCTGACGATGATATTTTTGCTAGCTTGGCTAGCACTACAGGTGGTGAAGTTGTTGGGGAATCTGAAAAAGCTTCCAATTATTACATTGATACTGGAAACTTAGCAATTAATTATTGCTGTTCTGGCAGGTTTATTAAGGGTGGTGTTCCGGGCGGTCGTTTGACTGAAATTTATGGCCCAAGCGCATCTTCCAAATCTTTGCTTGGAACTAATTTGCTTTTTGGTTGCCAAAAACTTGGTGGCATACCGATTTTGATTGATAGTGAAAACGCTATCAACAAAGATTTTATTAAAAAAGCTTCTCATGCCGATTTAAATCGAATAGTAAGATATACTCCTGAAACTCTTGAGAAGTGTTTTCATGTGATGTACCTTGCTATTGAACATATTCGTAGCAACAAAAAATATACTGACAAACCGATTGTCATAGTATATGACTCTATTTCTGTGAGCCCTTGTGCTAGGGAATTCAGAGAAACTGATTTGCCTGAAGGTTATACACAGGCAGATTTCAAGCGAATTGTGGGAGGGAACGAGCAGCCCGGAGAAAGGGCTAAAATTTGTTCCAAAGAGCTTAGAAAACTAAACACTATCATGGAGGAGAATAATGTTAGCGTTGTTATCATGAATCAAATTCGTGATAAGATTGGAGTTCTTTACGGCAACCCTGAAACTACTGCTGGTGGAGGAAACGCTTTGCCTTTTTACGCTAGCTTGCGGTTTAGAACACAGACCCAGAAAAAGATTGAGGAGAAGGTTCCGGGTTTGGCTAAAAAGAAATCTGTCGGCATCAATATCAAGATAAGCAATAAGAAAAACAGGAGCGTTAGGCCTTTTATAGAGGTTGAAAACATTCCTTTGTTTTTTGAAAAGGGCATCAACCCTCTTGGTGGATTACTGGGTGCGTTGTTAGACGCTGACAGGCTTGTAGCTGGTGGTGCTGGCAACTTCACAGTCAAACCAGAGTTTGCTGGAGGCAAAGAAGGATTTAAATTTAAATCCAGTATGGAAAGAAATGATGTTCCTATCGATGTTCTTG